CTCCTGTCACCGTCAAGTTCCCTGTTATCCCAACGTTCTGAGCGAAGGAGTTGTATTTAGTAAAAGCGTTTTGAGTTCCTAGAAATGGATATAAAGCCGTGTCCGTAAGACTGTTCCAACTTAACAAACTACTACCATTTGTTGATAACACTTGACCAGTAGTTCCATCCGTTGCTGGCAATGTATAAATTTTCTTTACACTTCCAGTATATTTAAAACCAGCGTAAGCCAATCCGTTCATGAATAATACGGCTTTTGTTGCTTTCGTTGTGTCTATTGTTGCGATACCTTTTACGGTTATATCTTTAAATGTTTGATTTTGTGAATAACTCGTAACACAAGAAAAAACAAGTAGTATTAAAATTATTTTTTTCATATTTTTATTTTGTTAAATATACAACATTATTTTAAATTTTTATAGCCATATAATCAAAAAAACAATTTGCAGAAGAAATAATTGTGAATCCTGCACTTGTTCTTGATGTTATATTATAATCTACATTGTTTCCGATTGAATCATAACAACTTATTAATAAAGAATAAGCACTACCACTTGAACCTAATTCATTGTCAAATGTTATAGGTGTTGATTCTTCACCTACTAAAGATAAATTAGATTTACTATTTGAAAAATTCGTAACACTTCCAGCCGTAGCTGTTATTGTTACGGTTACAGGTGATTCTGTGATATTTATTATAATGTTATCCATAATTTAATAAACATTGTCTTTTGTTATTGTCCATGTTCCAGAAATATATGTTTTTACAGTTCCATCTGTAAAAATTATTTGAATATCGTAATCATAAACACCAGCCAATAAATCAATAATTAAAGCATTAATTTGAAATATGCCACCAACACCATTTGTTATTGTTAATCCTGAACCTGTACGAAGTTCTTTTTTTAATTCATTTTTTTGTCTTAATTGCATTATTATTACTGAATTTGTAATATCTAATGCAACTGAATTTACTTCAATGTTAAATGTTATTCCATCGAAAGTATCGCCTGACTTTGTTATTGGTAAATTATAGTTCATATTGTTACTATTTCGGTTGCTGTATAATCAATAAAACAATCTACGGTTGCAATTATAGCAAAACCATATTTGTCACGATTTGTTATTTGAAAATCTACGTTGTTTCCAGAAGCATCGTAACAATAAACAGAAAGAGCATAATCATTTCCTGAATGTGCAAACGCTTCATCAAAACCAAACGCTAAATCAGAACCTGTATAGGTTAAAGTCTGTGCAGCTTTTGCCTGTATTTTTCTTAATTTCGATTTATCGTCTAAATACGAAGGAAATGAATCAATTAAAAACGTGATAATCGTTTGCATTATCAAACCTGTAATACTTCTTACACCATTTGTTATAACATAAGTTGTGTTATATGTTGTTAATTGTGCTTTTGTTTTTTGTGACATATTGTTTTAATTTAAAAAATCATCGTTAAAATCATTGTTATAGTCACCACTTGTTTGAAAAAGTGTTAATTGTTCGTTTACAAATATAATGTTTTTTTTAATAATTGTACGTTTAATTAATTCGTTTCCTAACAAATTGTTGTTAATTGTTAATATTTGACCACTTGACAATGTAGAGTTTAAGTCCAGATTGTTATCAGATAATAATTGAAATAAATAATCTAATGTTCCGTAATGTTGCAAACAAACATCAAATATGTTCTGAAAGTTTTTTACTACATAATTCATATTGTATTCCTTTCTGCATCAATATCAATTCCAAAATCTTCGCCAGATACACCAACGTTCACATGATTTATTGACATGTCATCAACTTCAAGATTTAAACTAATTTCTTTTTTTATTTCTTGAATGTTGGTCGGTGCTTTTAAACGATTTGCTATTCCAACACCAATCAAAGGATGCTGATAATAATGTCCTTTGTTTGCAACAATTATATGTTCAATGTGCATATTGTCGGATAAATCAACTAAAAAATCACCATCTTTAAATTGAACATCTTCATTAATTAATATGTCTTTTACTGTTGTCATTTTTTAGTGTTTTATTTTTACATCTTCGTAATTTGATTTATTGAACGTTGTTGCTGCATAAGCTCGTGTTAAAGTTGCACTTGTTTCCGCTGCTACTGTACCGTTTAAGTATGGATGTGTATGTGAATTTACAATATCTTTTATCTTATTTATTTCATCAACTAAATTATTTAATTTATCGGTCAATTGAACAATCTTAACCATTCCATCTGTACCGTTGTTAAATTCAAATAAGTTACAATCAGAATGAATACTTTCAAGACCTGTACTGCCTACAACTAAACCAGTTGTCGAATTTATAAATGCAACTATAACAAAACTATCTTTGCCCGGATATAAACAAAAACCGTTAGTGTTACTTATTGCAGCCTGTAATCTAACATCGTACAAAAGCGGTGAATCATCTATTGGTTTAACAACACACGTTCTTTTATTAAAGTCAACACTATTTATTTGACCTACTATACAGTAGATTTTTTCACGTGATAACAATATGTTAAATATTCTCTTTATTGCATCAAATGCTGTCATGTTGTTAATTTTTGATGTAATTCAATATTCTGTCTATAACCATCAGTTCCAAACTCTAAAGATACACTTTTCACAAGATATTTACCATCTTTTTCAGGTTCTTTTTTAGAACGTAAATAAACCTTATCACCATGACGAATAACACCACCAAGTTGAGTATTGTTGCTCGTTGTTCTTATTGCATCACCAAACGTTGTAAAGCTACCATGCCATCCTGTGTAATTTGTTACTTTTAATTCTTCTTTTAAATAAACAATAAAATCTTTTTCCGCAACATCATACCAAAAGTGAGTAATCATATTTCCTTCGGGTTGATTGTCTTGTACGGTTGCAACACCGTTCAGATAAAAAGCATATTTTGTTTTACTTTTGTTATCGGGATATTTTACAGTTCCTTTTATTACTTGTGTAATGTCGGTTTCATCGTTCCATTTTAAATCATGTGAAATAATATTTGCATTAGAACCATCAAAATAAAATTCATGTTCTACGTTTCCATATTTTGTTGGAAATTCACTGGCTAAAAGTCGAGGTGAACCAACGAATAATTCACCATCACGAAAAAATGATAACAAACCAAAACCACCCGATTTTAATTTATCTAAAACTGCAATGATCGTTTCGTTTTGAACTTCCCAAGTTCCAATTCCGTAATCAATATTAGCATTAACAATGTTCATAGGTATATTTAAACCTAATTTATTTTGTAATGCTGTGAGAAGTTTTTTAACTGTTAATTGTTTATCGCTGTACCCTGTTATTGTTTTTTGTTTTAAAATCCATGCTTCATCTTCTGCATATATTTTAAAAGGACTGTCAGTTGTTATTTTCTTTACATAACCAGTGAAACGTTTTACAAGTGATGAATTGTACCCAAATGACATTTCTATTTTGTTACCACGTTCTATTTCTGTTATTACTCTTTGATTTTTTTTAATGAATTTATTACGTAATGTTATTTCAGCAGTATCGGTCATTTCATCCCACGAACTTTTTATAATTGCACTTGCAACTTCATCAAACGAATGCTTTAAAACATTGTCTTTTTTTATTTCAATATTGCTTCTTAATAATAACATTATTTAAACTTTTACGATACTTTGTTTTAAAGTCATATCAACATCTGGTTCATCGGCTGCTTGAAATTCAGGTGCTTCATCACTAAACATTGTTATTGAAAATGCCTGTTCACTTCGTTGTCCTCGTTGTTCTTCAAATTCAAAATCATCGATAACAACGTAACGAATACCGAAACGTTCTAAAAAGTTTGATGTTACAGGTAATTGGTCAGGCACGTTGCAAATTTTTATTAATTCTCTTACTGCTGCTTCTGGATAAGCATGACCGCCTGTATTTATAACACCATGTACAGAAATTTTATAGTCATCACTTCCAACATATTCTTTTACCGTTCCTTCATACCCTTGTAACGGTGTTTTTACTATGTTTTTTGAACGTGATACAGTCATTAATACAGTATCAATTCTTAATGGTGTGAATGTTCTTGTAACTCCTTTGATGTCGATGTATTTATTTTTTTCAGTATCGCCACCGTATAATTTATCTACGTTGTTAGGGTATTTTATAACACCGAAAATAAGATTTGAAAATACTGGTGTTCCTAATAAACTTTTTCCAATAGGGTCATCAGTATCATAGTATTTTGTTAAACTTTTAAATAGTAGTTTTGTTCCATAATGAATTGCTAAATCACGTGCATCAACTTTTATAATCGAAAATGCAGCCTGTTTCGTTATAGGATTTGAAAAATCTGGTATTTTAAAAAGTACATTTCCCATTGTTACGAATTTGATATTATTTGAACGTCGTTAATTGCTTCTACGAAAACCTCAATTATTTGTTTTTTAATATCCGCAGATGCTTCATTAAGATTTTGTGAAATTACTTCAAAATTTTCAACTAAATTGCCTATTGTTATATTAAAAACTTTTGGTGCTGCTGCTGTGACTTTTGTTACATCGGTTAAACTTCCTTTATCTTCCTTTTTTATTTCATCTTTTGATGTAGGTACATATACGCCTGACTTAGCTATGTTTGAAAATAAAGATGCTTTTTTCTTTTTAATACTTTCACCAACTTGTTTAAAAAATAAATTTCTTTCTGTGTTTTCTTTTGTGTTTGAATACTGTGCAGCTAATAATAAATTTTGACTACTTCGTATAGCTTCATTGCCTTTTCCTAATTTAATAATATTTTGAATTCGTTCTCCTTGTTGTTTATTTATTGCTTTTGTTATAGTAACACCGTTTTTTGATATTTCTTCGTATTTTTTTAATGATTCTAATTGTTCTTTTAATGATAATTTATCAGTTAATTTAATTATTTTACCTGCAAATTCAGTTCCTTTTTCTTTTCCAATCTCACCGCTTGTTTTATTAAAATCTGTTAGTTTGTTAATTAATTTAGTAACACCGTCCAAAGAATCTTTTAAAAATGTGCTTAAAATTCCTTTTCCATTAACAACTGAATTAATAAATCCGTCAAATGAACCTGCTACTTTATCCCAACTTCCTTTTAATGTATTTGTATTAGTTTTTGCTTGTTTTAAAGCATTTCCAACATTATTCAAACTGCCTGTTAATTTATCAACAACTTCACGTTGGTCAATCAATGTCAATGCAGCAGCAGCATTTTCCATTCCAAACATGTTTTGTGCTTTCGTAACATCAGTTACTTCTTTTTTTAATGTTTTTAAAATTTCACGCATATCAGTATATGCAGGATTCAGTTCACGACGACCTGTTTTTGCTAATCGTAACAATATACCACGTAATTTTGTTCCAGCTTCAGCACCTTCCATTCCGCCCTTTGCTAATGCTTGTAACAATACGTTTGTTTGTTCAAAATCTAATCCAGATGCTTTTGCAGCAGAACCAACATTTTTAAAAGATTCTGAAAGACTTATTATTGTTGCTGTTCCTTTTTGTTGTGAAGTTGCTAAAATATCCGTAAACATTGCGGCTTGGTCTGCGCCAACTCCATACATATTCATCGCTTTTGTTAAAGCATCCGCAGCCTGTACTCCTTCAATAGAACCTGCTTTTGCAAGTATGTCAACTTGTTCAGTAACCTGTGCCATTGCATCAGCATTGCCAAGTAAATCAGGTTTTTTTGACCCGATTAAAGTCATTGATTTTAATATATCTTTGCCTGATGTTCCAAATTGACGTGACAATTGTTCTGCACGTGTATTTAATTCGGCTAAATCTTTTCCAGTTAAACCAGTAATTGAACTTAATTCTGCAAGTGCTTGTTCATGTTCTGCAATTGATTCAACCACTTTACGAGCAGAAAATGCAGCAGCCAAACCGAATGCCATTCGTTTAAGACCACCAGTTAAATCATTAACAGAACTTGAATAACGTTTAGTGTTTTTATCAATTTTATTTAATTTACTACTAAACTCATCACGTAAACGTATTATAAATTCTTCTTGTTGTTGTGAGTTCATCGTCTAACAAATTTTAAAGGTATTTGTGCAACTGGTAACAAACCAAGTTTCTCAAGATATAACAATTTATTCCAATAATCTGCATATTCATCAATTGTTACACATTCTTTATGTAAAAAGTACCGAATTAAAGCATCCATTTGCCTCAGTCCGATACTTTCTCCATTAATTTTATATTTTACTATTTTTTTTTAAAATCTTCCTCAAATGGCATAACATATTCATCGGTAAGTTGAAGACATAATTTAATTAAAATACGAGGATTTTTAATTATTTCTTCATCACATTCAACTTTACAAGTGTCGAAAATACATTTACCTGCACTAACTAAATCAAGTCTTCCAGAATTAGTAATTAAGGCAGAATAAGCAAATGAAATTTCTTCAAATTTCGGCTCTCTTATCGTAACTTTTAATTCTTTTTCTTTGAATCTTATTGCAAATGTTTTTGTTTCCATTAGTTATATTTTATGTGTGATGGTATAATTGCAAAACTTCTACTAATTTGAGTGTCACCAGTACTGCACTCGACACCATCGTCCATAAATTCACAATTTTTTAAAGTGTGAACAACTACTTTTCCAACTACACCAAAAACAACAATTATGTCAAACATTTCGATTTTTAACATACTGCCATTTATTGAAGCTGCACGTATTTTTTCAACTTCTTCCATCGGTAGCTCTAAACTACCCGAACAAGTGATTTCACCACGACCACGAGAAACAGGTTTTTCGCCTGTTCCGTAGTTGTTTGTTTTTTCTTGTTCTTCTGTGTAGTTTATTGATTTTACGCCTTCGATTGGAACACCTAATATTGCCAATGTTATTGACACATAATCATAGGATTTTCCGTTTATTAATGCTACTTGATTCATAACTTTTTTATTGTGTTAAAGATAATGCAAAACCAATATTTATTTCTATTTCATTTGTCGAACCAACTGGAACAATTTTAATTCCCATTGTTAGTTTTTCTGTTGTTAAAACACTTTGGTCAGGATTAATCGTTGTTAATCCACCGCTGATTTCACCTGCAATTTCCATTATTTCCAACTGTTTGTCAGCTTTGTTTTTGAATACTGCAATAGTTGATTCAGATAATTTGCCTGTTGTTGCATCAACGTACAATGGTGATTTTAAGTCTGGCAATAATGTAGTTCTAATGTTACGAACTGCCTTGTCCATTGTTCTGCTCATTTCTAAATGTGCAAAATCATTTGTTTGTGAAACTGCTGACCAAGAATCTTGAAAATATGTTCCTGTAATTCCAATGTAATGACGTACAAAAATATAATGTGCATTGTTAATTGTGTTTAACAACGAGCTTGATTGTGCAGAATATAATTCACCAGTCACAAATGCAGCTACATCCATAATGTTACCAGATGCAATGTTGTATTTCTGTGCCCATCCAACGTTTTCGTGAACAATAGATACTGAAACTGTTCCTAACAACGTACCTAAACAAGATATTGTGTAACCTGTAAAAGCAGGTATGTTATAAGATAAAACAGTCCATTTTAAAGTGTTAAAAACACCATCACCAGTTGTTGGTGATTTACAAATGTACACTTTGTTTGAATGTTTTACTTTGTCACCAATTAAATATGCTTTTGTATTGTCATAAGCTAATTGATGCCAGTTTCCATCACTACCTATAACAACACTCACTCTGTTTGCAGATAATGCTGATAAATCTGATAATGTGGATAATGTTTTTCCGGTACAATCAACGTGCATGATTGCATTTAATGGCATGTGACCTGTTTCAAGAGTTGTTAAAATAGCCTGTGTCAATGTTATTGCACCTGTTGTTATAACTTCACTATTAACAAACACTCCGATTTGACGTAAAGCACCACCTGCGAAGTTTTGCATTAATGAAATACCTGTTCCATCGTATGCAACTGCTGGAGTTGTATAAATACCTAAATAAAGTTTTCCGTTTGGTTGTATTCTGAAATATTCAGAAATATGATAGTGCATAACATAAAGAAAACTACCTTTACCACCAGAAAATTGTGTTAATGTTCCGTCTGCTGTTCCTGTTAAAGTTTTACCAAGTACAGTTACGGTTTTTCCAACACCTACCGGTGAAGTTAATACTACATTTGCCGTTGAAGCACTCGCTGTATATCCATGTTGATATGTTAAAGCATTAATGGCTGCACTTAAACCAGTTGCAACATCATCAACAAGTCCTGAAACAAAAGCAAAACTTCCTAACACAACATCATCAATTGTTAGGGTATGAATATCACCTGCTGAACCTGTTGCAGTAACAAGATAATTTCCACCTGTTGGTTTAGTTTCATCACTGAAATTATTTAAGATTCCTAAATTTACAGCATCATTTAAAGAATAAATTGGTTTTATTCTGTCAACTGTTGAAAATCCTGATGGCAAATCAACGTCTGCCATATAAAATAACAAACCTGTAATGTGGTCGTTGTTTGGCAACGGTCTTCCTATTCCAGTTTGATTTCTATTAAAAATTATATCTGCTAATGGCATGATTATTTATTTTTTTTTGTTCTTACTTTCTTCTCTTTTTTAACAACTGGCAAAGTTTCTGTTTTTACTTCTTCTTTTTCTGTTGTTACTGTTTCGATTTCGGCTTCAATAGGTTTTACTTTTACTTCTTTTACAGTTTCAGTTTCTTCACGTGTAATAACTGAAATTAATTCTGTTTTACCTCCAACGTGTCCAGCGGCATAATGTTTATGTTCTTCCCAAAAGAATTGTCCATCAGGTGTTGCAAGTATTTTTTCACGTGTATTACCAACAAAATATGCTTTTGCGTTTTTTATTAATTCTTCTTTATTCATGTTAATTGTTATTAAGTTTAACAAAGTAAAAAAAAAGGTGGTTCGTTACCACCCTTTTTAATATGTTATGAAGGCTGTACAATTGTTACAATACCATAACCATCAGTGCGAATTTTTGCGGCTCCATGATTAACTTCTGCTGAAATAATATCACCATAAAATATTGGTGAATCTGCTTCAAAATATGCTTTTACTGCTCCTAAAGCATTTGAAACACAATCTTGTTGCCATCCAACTGCACCAAATCTGTCCGTTGTTGCTCCTGATGCACCAACTGCTTTTGGAGTTGTTCCACCTGTTGCATATACGGCTGCTGAACTTCTGATGATAATGTTAAATCCGTAGATTTTTGCAACAATACCCATTGCCATATCTTGGTCAGATAATCCTTTGCTGTAATCAATACTTAAAAGACTTGCTTTTTCAATTGTTACGAAGTTCCAATACATCTTTGCTGGTATTACTAAGAAACGACCAGTTGAAGGTACATCTTGTTCGTCAAGTTTAGCAGCAGCAGTTGCAATGTCTGCTAACAAAAGACCTAAACGTGTTGATGTTCCAGAAGGTGGTGCAATTAATGAAGTTGCTGCACCTGTTGTTTCGATAATATTTCCAGCAGTTGCGGCTGCCCATGCTACAAGAGTTTCGTTTGCAAGCCTATTACTAACAGCAGCAATATTTTGTAACATTATACTATTACGTTTGTTATAACTTGCTTGAAGTGCTTCTAGATTAGTTATTAATTTAGGTAATATTTTATAATTAGTAATATCGTACGTTAAATCAGTATCGTCACGTTGTGATACTACGGCTGGTAATAAAGATAAATTCTTTTCAATTGTTGCAGCAACTCCACCTTGTGGAACGTGAACAGTTTTATTATCTACAAATGCGTCGTGATTTACTGAATTACGAATAAAAGCAAAAACACCTGAAAAAAGTTGTTCACGTATATCGGCAACCCAAACTTCTTTCTGAAAAGCCATACCGAAAACACCTACTGGCATTGGGATAACAACTGACATTGCTATCAATGGCAACACTGTGTATAATGAATTAACATCAAGTACACTCGCAAATATTCCACCAATTATTGATGTGAATAATAGCCCTAAAATAATTTTTCCTATTTTCATGATTGTAATTTTTAATTTTAATTTTTAATTTAATTGATTTTTGTTAATTGTTGTTTATTTTTAATCGTTTATTTTTTGACTGAATGCTTTGAACGTTGTTCCATTATATACAAATCCTGTTATAAATGTCTTAGATGCTGTATTTGTTAATGCCGTACATTCTAAAGATGTTCCAAATGTTACTGTTCTATCAGATACAGAACCAGCAGTTGTTTCAATATAAAGAACTGCACCTGCATTAAGAAAAGCGTTTGGTGTTACGTTAATTGTTAAATTCGTATCTAATGTTGTTGCTGCAACTTTAAGATAGGTTACTTGATTAACAACTGTCAAAGCTAGTGTTAAAGAATCCGTTGAACTTGTAACTGTTGTTACTGCTCCAAATGGATAACTCAAGGTCTGTGCCTGTGTAGCGAATCCAATTACACAAATGGCTAATATTAAAAGATATTTTTTCATTTTGTTATTTATTAAATTACTGGTTCAACTTCGTAGAATTTTACAAACATAGTTTTATAAACTTCAAAGTTTTTAGTTTTGATATTTAACAAACCTTCGGCATCTTTCTTTTCCCAATCACGAATTGTCCAATCTTTACGTTCAGCAGGGATAAGATTTTCGGTAGAATCTTCATCAGCTTCAACTTCAATTTTACCGTTTGGTAAAGTGATTGCATTCATTGTTTTTTCAGCTTTTTCAGCATCTTCACCAAATAATGAAGTGAAATTTTCAACTTCTGTTTTGCGAATTTTACCTACTTTTACAGCTTCATTAACAATAGACAAAACAGCGGCTGTGTTTGCTTCTTTTTCTTTTGTTTTGTAACCGTCAATAACAAGTTGCAATGCTGTTGCATTATCAACTAATGTTTTGTTTTCGGTTGTTAAAGCATCACGTTCAGTTGATACCAAACCAAGATTCTTTTCGATTTCCTTAATGGCATTAATTATCGACTGTTCGTCTGATGCTTCATTAAGTTTTAAATAACCATTAATTAATTTCATTTTATCAAAATTTAGTTTTACATTATTTACTTCTTCAATTTCAACTGTTTTGTCCAGTTTATTTTCAACTGCCATATTACTGCAAACGTTCATCATTTCAGTTAATGACATTGTGTTATGATTTAATTCTACGTTGTTACGTTTTGTTGTTATAACTTTATCTGCAAACCCATTTTCAACCCAAGATGCAGCATTGTACCATGTTTCATTTGTCATTGATTGAGCAACTTCTTCTGGTGTTTTACCAGTCATATTTGCAAATATCGTAACAATAGATTCTTTAATTTTTGTTAGTGCTTCTTTAATCTTAGGATCTGTTGTTGTTTCGATAGTTTCACCCATCATTGAAGGGTCATGAATCATTCCCATTGCATAGTCAGCAATCTTTCTGTAACCCTTTGTACCAGTAGCTGCAACCCAACCAAGTGCTGAACCTGCCAAGCCTGTAACAATAGTTTCAATAACTGCTTTGCTGTTTAAATTTGCATCTACTATGTCAAAGGCATCAATTACTGAACCACCACCAGAATTTATCCGTTCAATGATTTTTGTTGCACCGTTGTTGTTTAAATAACGTATTTCATTAGCAATTTCTTTACCTGAAAATTCCCATCCGATTTCACCAGATAGAATAAGTTCATATACGTTGTCATTTACTTTATTGAAATACTTTAATTTCATAGTATATTGTTATAATTTACAAATTAAAACATTAATTTAACAAAATACAACACTTAACGTTGTTTTGTTTTGTATGTTACAAAACTATTTAACATGTGAGAAATCTCTAAATTGACAATCTCGCAAAACTTTATAAATAGTGTCGGTTGATATAAACAGTTCTTCACTTAATTTTTGTATTATTTTACTTTTGTTTTTAACTCCTTCAACACGTTGTAAAATGTAAATTTCACGACGTTTTTTTAATTCTGTTTTAGTTAATTTTTCTGACATCTTATATCGTTGTGTTAATTGTTAAACCTAATTTATTTTCATCCCCACCAGTTGCATCAATTACCGTTTTATCTTCAAACGTTTCCTGAACCATGCAAGTAAAATCAACCTGCCATACAATTACGTTGTTATGATTTGAATCTTGACGTTCTGCACTTCTTAATAAAGCAGTTTCAAATTCATCTATAACAACAACGTGAAACTTTTCAATTATCTTGTCAATTTCTGCATCTATTTCTTCAAAAGCATCTGTTTCTGAACTATATTTTTCAAATGCTATGTGAAATGTTATTGTAACGTTGCCAATTTGTTTATTTTTCTGTGCTGAATTTACTGCACGTAAACCTGTTCTTTCCCAAATAATACTCGAAAATTCAACAAACAATGCAGGAAAATCAAAAGGTATTTCAGTTGATTCACTTTCAATTTGAGTGTTATAAATTGCATAATGTTTTAATACACCTTCATTTTTCAATTCAAGTAACTTTGCTTTTAAACCTTTCCAAATATTTGATTTTACACTCATGACATTATTTTTTTAAATTCTCGTTTTATAAGATTATGAATTTTCTTTGACAATACTCTTGAATTACCTATGAATTGACGTTTTGGAATGTCTATTGTTATGGTTCTAGATTTTGCCATTTTCAAAAAATAATCTTGCTTTGTATAACCATACATGAACCCAAAAAATGCAATCTGTTTATTTGTTAAAACTTGCTTAATTACTCCACCTCTGTTATGAATAGAAGCATAACGTAAACCACGTGAACCAACAATTATTTCTTTCCAGTTCTTTTTTATTATTCTGATTGAACGTTTTAATTTTCCAGAATTAACAAGTATTGCACTATTGTTAGTTGATGAAACTTTTCCTTTACGTGTATATTTTAAAAACTTTCTTTTTTTCCAACCACCAATATTTTCATCTGTACTTCCACCACCTTTAACAAATCCATCTTTAAAATGATTTTCTGTAATGTTACCAATCAACAACGGCATATCTACTTTTGCTCGTTCAAGTTTTTTTAACTTTTTAGCAAAATTAAAATCGCCTATTTTTGTTATTGATATATTACTCATTTCGGTTTTGGAATTGGTAAATTAAAGTTGTTTTGTTTTAATACTTCGTACCGTTCTGGCACTACAAAATAAGGATGAATATCTGTTCCTTTTTCTTTGAAAAGATAACCGTCCTTTGCAGGATTCATTCTAAACAATGGATCAACTTCTTGTTTTGAAGTTGTGTAAAAATCGGGTGCTGATTTTGTTACAGTTCCCGAACTTAATTGAATAGCTTCGCAACGACAATTTCCACACCAATATATTTTTCCTTCACGTTGTATTAACAATGTGTTATATTTTTGAACTTCAACACAATATACAAATCCATCATAATCAATTTCATTTATTTTATTTTTATTTATATTAAAATATTTTGTATTATTAATTATAACATAATAAATATCATAATTACCAATGTAAGTTCCATTTCTATGTTTAACTTCTTTTCCTTTGTTTTTAGAAATACTTATACTACATGCTTTGCCTGATTTTATTATTAATTCAGATAAATCACCTGCCATTTTTTCAGAAGATGTTGTTATTATCGTAATTGGTTTACTTTTATAACCATTCTCTTTTAATTGACATTTTGTTATATGTCCATCACCTTTTATATATCTATCTAAAAACAAATTAATTAATTCAGGTGTTAATTCTTTTATATTATTTGGAATATGTTTTTCAAATGATTTTCCAAATTGCATTAAATATTCACCAAGCTCTTTATTGTTAATACCAACATATTCTACACCAAAATAAACTTTAAATGGAAAATGTTTTAAATCTTCTTTTATTAATTCTAAATATTTTTTTGGAGATTGAGATATTTTACATTGATATTCATTTGGATAATCTTTTCTTCTTGTTATAGAACCTTCTGATAAATACCATGCCATAAATTTAACATAAGTTACAATATCTATTGTCTTACCTGCTAATTCGATTGTTTTAATATTTTCACCAATCCATTTACTTGAGCGATATATTTGGTCTGAATGAGCAACGTTTTCGGCATTTATTAATTTTAAACGTTCACGTTTCATTTTTAAATCCCATCCTTTTCTAATTAACATTTTGTGTTGTTTTGTTACACAAGCACTAAAATTTACGGATTTAAACTCAATCATTTTACCTTTGTGCTTATTCTTAATATAACTTATAGGATGTTGATATTCTAAATTATATGTTTCAGGATTTATTGTTAATACATCATCTTCGATTAATAAATCTTCAAAAAATTTCCAACCATTATTTGTATAAACCTTTGTTTTGTTATCGTAGCAATTAAACCCATTTGGCGGCATTGCATAATCCCAAAATGGGTCATTAACTGGTTTGATAACACCGTTCATTGAAGCATGTTGTGGCCTCACATTACTATCACCAATCGTTTGATATTTTAATAATGGCAATACATCTTTTTGACTTTCAAAATCATTCCAACGTGCTGCGGCATCTGCCTGTGCAATTACTGTGTTATATTCTGTTTGCAACCAATTGACATTATAAATATGATTTACTTTTTTCGCATCTTCATAAAACGAACTAAATGAACGTAAAAAACCATCGTTGTCAAATAATAAAGCCTGTGTATCTTTAATGTTATGAAACGTTTTTGCACCTGAAAAAATATAAGTATTTGTACGTAATTTATTGACTAATTCCCATGCAGGCGATTCAAATTCAAGTTCTGAAATTGTTTGCCCGAACCCTTGATATAAGGCACGTTCCAACTGTTCGGCAGTTGCCATGTAAAGATTTTCAGGTAAGTTTTCTAATGTTATAACTCCACGATGAATATCTTTAATTAGTTTTTCAAATTCTTTGTCTGATAACATTACCAGTTGTTATAAATTAAAGTAATATAGCCAAATTCTTTATTTGATGACTTTTGTTTTGCTACTTTGTTATTTATATAAATACGTGCTGTTATAATTCCGTTTTGTGTATTGTTTTTTACATTTATTGATAAGTGTTCGTTTTCTTCATCAACTGGAATACTTAATGGCAAAGGTACGTTTAATAATGTCGTAGTTCCACTATTTGATAAATATTGAATATCTACACTTTTTGCAGTACCACGAACATCATAACATTTTGCACTATGTTTGTAACATCCTGTTAAAACAAACAATAATAATATGAATATTGTTATTTTCATTATTCTTGATATGTTATAGTAATCCAACCACGATTATATCCAGAAACTTCATCAAATTCATCAGTATCCCATAATCCGCCAGTTAATCTTTTTAGTAATATATTTGAATCGTTTATATAGTAAAATCCTTGTCTTGTTGTATTTAAATCATTAACACCTTCATCTAATGATTTTGACAATGAGCCTTGTGCCGAATCATTTCTTATAACAACGTTTACTGTTCTTATTTTACTTTGGTCTAATCCATGTGCAACATTCAATCCATCAGTGGTGTCCATGTTCCAGTTTCCAATTTCAATTACCTTTGTAGTTAATTTAACAGCCGTTGTTGCGGCTGCCATATCAACATATACAACATCAGATAATTTTATTGAACTTGACATTATTTTCCAATTAAAATCTGCATCGGCTTGAAGTTTTAAAATAGTTCCTGCAACTGCTAAAACTTTTGACTTTGTTGGTGTTGTTATTTTGTTTGCTCCAGCTGTATTGTTTATTAAAATCGGCTGTGAAGCTGAATGAACTTTAATAAATATTTCTTCACCCGCTACATAACTTGGAATTGAAGATTCTGTTATGGTTGATAATTCTACGTATGTCGAAGCATCACTTTTAATTATATACAAATTTCCTAAACTTGATACTATTTCAACATTTTTCGTTGCGGTTAATGTAATCGTTGTTGGATTTGGAAAATTAATAATTCTGCCTTTTATTGTTTCTTTTTGTTCGTAGGTAAAGTTTTTATTCAATAGATTTGTTTTAACAATTTGCTCGTATCTTAATCCTGTGTTCCATGTTAAAGTGCCAGATAAAGCATTACCTACACCACGATTTTGTTCGTATGTGTTATGTAGTGAAGCATCTTGAAACGTCTTTAAACCGTCTGCATGATATGTTGTTACTTTTGTAAAATAAACATCTGTTGTTGTATGTTCATCGACAAATAACAATTGACCGTTAAGCATTATCAAACCTTCACCGCAAATTCCTGCACCAAGATTTTCACAACCATACACAATGAAATCAGTGCCTAATGTTAGTAACATCTTTGAAAGAACATTATACAAACCACCCGAATTTGAATAAGTTTCTTGACCGAAAACAAATCTTAAATCATCAAGTTTGAAAGGAAATCCCCCTTCATCGATAGTGCGAAGTACGTTCATATCAGTATGTTGTTATTATAAATGTTTTACTTGCTAATTTGTATTGATTTATTCTACTTGTCATCAGTGTTAAATCAAAAGATAATGTTGATGGAACTCTTACAATAAAATCAGTTCCATTAAATTCACTGTTATTGAAAAAATAAGTGCTTTGTGTTTCTGTATTGTTATAAAGATATTTTTCAGGCTTTGCTTCTATAACATTAAACACATAGTTATTTTTTGTTGATGCGATGTCTAATATCCAAATCTTATATAAGTCTTGCCATGTTTGACCAACTACAAAATCAGGTTCAATCGTTGCAGAATAATAAACGGAATTAAGATATTTTTCTAAATAAATTATTTGTGAATTAAAACGTAAATGATTTTTAATAAATAAATACCATTGATAAAAGGATTTGTTTGATTGACCGAAATTCATAACAACTATAATTGGATTGTTATGTAGTTTGATTAATGGCTTTATTGTTGAATAAATAAATTTAATTAAATTAGGTTTACGTAAAAAATACGGAACTAAATTACTGACTACGTTGTTATAGTTTATTAATAAATTCATCCTGCGATATAATTTAACGTTGTTCCCGAACTTAACATATAACCTGAATAAGCTGTGTAAATCTGCTTAGATGTTATGAGAATATTAACATAACTTGCTCCACTATTGCTTGAACCTTGAGCATCGGTACAAATGCAATTTATAACACCCTGTGCATTTTGTATTGCATCGGTTAATTTAATTATTCTTAAATCAGAATTAAACGGCAATTGTTGAATATATTCATTTATTGCAACCGCAACTGGATACGTTGTTAAATCTGATAACAATAAACCTGTTGAATCCAAAACTAATGGGTCATATTCAATCGTATATGCTATTATTAATAAATCTGGTACTGTGCTTATTGTTTGCACATCTACACCAGCATATTTAATTCGTGCAATGTAATTATCAAAAGCCAGTTTTTCACTTGCACTTAATCCAGCAAATGAACCCAAAACACCTTTAGCAACTTTTAATAAAACTTGATTATTGACTTCGGTACATGCTGACTGTGTCACTATTTTAGCAGTTACTGCATTTTGTGACGTTGTATCGTTATAAACGTATTTATCCCCATCCCATAACAAAGGAAAACCAAGTTGAAATAATAATGCTTGATTTTTATACCAACGTGTTGTTCCACCAATTATTTCATTTGCTCGTTGTTCTATTTCGATAACATGCTGGTCAAATATTTGTTCGTGTGTCCATATTGCAAATGACATCAACCAACATAACAACCGCCATACAGCAACTTTTGAAGTGCTTGATAAGTCACTTAAAAAAGTTTGGGAAGTGTCAGGATTTGGCACTAAAGCGTCAAGTGATGCAAAAGTTTGTTTTTCAACAATTATTTCATCATAGATTTGTTTTATTGTTCTTGACATTTGTTATTCTTTTATGTAATTTTTATATAAATCATGAACCATTTTCATTACACTATTGTTATCAGGTTTTTCAATCTTCTTTGGGTCTAATACTTCACCAACGCCTGCAATATCTATTCCTGTATATTGTTCTGCAAATAATGGGTCGATTATAAAACCTGCTGCAACCATTTCTTTTAATGCTTGAATCTTTTGAATTTTTATTTCCATTGATTCATAATTTAAATGTTCAAAACGCAAGCCTGCTGGAATTAATCTGTGAAATTCTAACAACGGCAAAACTTCTGTATTCATTGTTGATTCCTCAAAATGCTGGTCAGCCTGTAAATAAATGTCTGCAACTCTTTCATGAACTTCTGCCTGACTTCTTGACGAACCGTTATCAGTTGTCATTGTTTGACCCAAAACAACTTTGCTTATTTCTGCATTGTTAAATTGTGTCATGTCATTGAACGTAGTGTTACCAGTTGAAGCATTCCCGCTATTTTGCACAAATTCTATTGTGTCGTTTCTGTCAAATGTTGCCCATGCTGCTGATGACATATTTTTCAGCATGTTACTCATGTTAGCTCTACGTTCTTTGTCTGCAATATCTGTTTTTCCAATACGTACAGGCATTCCAAATAATTCTAAATATCTAGCCCAGAAACCTATTGCATTCTTTTTCCAAATTGCATGTGGTGTTATTTGTAACAATAAACCCAATGTTTGAGTATCTGCAAATATTGTGTAAAAATTATATGGCTTTTCTTTAAATAACAATAAATCTTTTTCATCAAATGAAGATGATGCCGATTTCATAACACCCTTCAATTTAGGTACTACGTTAATGCGTGGAACTAATGTTACGTCTGAAAATTCATCATTAATAATTGAACCTAATTGAATTAAACTAAAACCATAATAAACTGCTTCGTTTATATATTTGCGAACTTGTTGAAACCATTTTTTGTTTATTAAGTCAGTTGCTATTTCGTCAATATCACCATTTGCATCACGTAAACACCATTCAGTTGATAATAATTTGTTTACCCTTGTACCTATAACAGCCTGTACATGTGCATCTAATAACGTTTCATTATATTGTCGTAACAACGGTAATAAATTTGGTGTTATTTTTTCAGCATCACCAATTGCAGCACGCCATTTTGTTATAGTTTCAGTTTCACGAAAAGTTTGAACCTCTGTTACAGACGTTGTTATACGTTCACGTTCATTTTGTTTTTTATCAACGTTTGAAATCTGACTTATGTTATAACCAAATAGTTTCATTTGTTATGTGTTTAATAAATTGGTATGTCATTTCCTGATTCAATCATTAAGCCATCAGATTTATTTGCTCGTAACGGTAAATCAACAACGAGAATCCCTTTTGCAACTTTAGTGAGCCATGAAATAGCATCATCTTTTGCAATTATTCTTAATTCTGGAATGTTACGTGGATTTATTCGTTTATGTAGTTCAAACAATGAAACGTCCATTGTTACGTTGCGAATTTTAGCATTACGATTATCACCCATAACAAAAGCCTGTGATAATTCAATTTGCCAGTCTGTGCCAGTTGTTGCGAAGTCTGTAATTGTTACCCAGCCTGATAAAGTTGATGAACTTGAAATTTCAACTGATAATGGTAACATTAAACCTGCTTCACTATAACTGATTGATGTTATTGCATTTTGTCCAGCTTGCCTGTCTACATCTGAACTGTAAAATGATATTGAACCTATTGCAGTTTTTTTACAGTATAATATTACGGTTGATTTATTCCAACCTGTAATGTTATCAACATTTGTTATGTAATTTTGTGATGTATATGTAGCAATATATTCATCAGGATATTTATTTGTAACACTTTGCAAAACGTGAAACAATGTTTTATCTTCACAAATATATTTCCATTTTGCACTGTCGAATACCGAAGCAATTGTGACTGGTGTTATACATGAATAAATGTTTCCTTTATATTCAACCCTATCGCTCAATAAATATGTTTTTGTTGCAATGTGTGATGGTTCTGTATATTCGATTAAATCACCAATAACAAATGTGTTTTCTGTTATTATTTTATTCCAGTTTGATAATGTAAATGATTCAGGAGTAACAATATCCTGAATACAAATGTAACGGTTGTTACCATAAACAACCTTTTCACCAATTGTATATGTACTTGATGTAGAATAATTATTTGGTATGTTACTGTCTTTAAATTGAACAATATCTTTAAAGATTAATTCAGTAGCGTATCGGTGACGTAGATATGAACTTATTTCTTCAATTGCCGCAGCTTCTGATTCTATTCTGTAACTTTCTTTTTCCTGTATAACAGTCAGATTTTCAGACTTAATAAGACTTGAATAGTCCTCTTGACGTAAATACATAGTAAATTTTTGTTACAAATATAACAAATTATAACAACAAACAATACTATGTTATTAAATTATTTTAAACAATGTTACTAATTATCTTCCTTGAATGATATAATATTTTCTTTCAATTACAACTGAGTTTATTTTTCCGTACTTTATTTTCTTATAAATATTATCACGCTTACAACCATATTTTAAACAATAAGTATGTACGTCTATAAGATTTAATTTGTCTATACAACTGTATAAAATCTGCTCAACTATTTCACTTGAACTTACTCTTATTACCTCATTAATTCTCATTACATCATTCATATTGTTAGATATTTACATTAGTTTTATACAACTGTATATATGGTCTATCTTATGTTA